GGCGTAATACTCGACCCAGCCGTAGCTGCGCTTGCTGAAGAAGGCGCCGTCGGACTCCCGCACGTAGATGTCGCCGACGTTGCCCTCGCCGCTGGTGGGCGTGTTGGGACCCCGGCGGATGTTGGAGCCCGTGATGGTCCCCGTCGCCGTGATGTTGCCGTTGACCGTGAGGCCCGGCAGCGTCATGGCCTGCGTGACAGTGAGATACCCATCCACCCGCAGCGTCTGCACATCGGAGCGCTGGAGGGAAACGTCGCCCCAGCTCATCTTGCCCGAGCCCTCGATGCGGAACTTCTCGCCCGTCGGGAGGGTGTTACTAAGGAGAACGGCAGAGGCGCCGACCGAGCCCTTGAAGCTCGACGGCACCATGATGCGCTTGTCGGTGGTGTAGTCCCGGTTGATGCTGGACGCCCCGGCGGGGACCAGCATCGACAGCAGGACGACCATGTTCTCGCCGACATCGGGGAAGACCGGGTTCGAGGAGACAGGCCCCTGGAGCACCCGGAAATCCCGGTTGATGCCGTCGTAGACCAGGAGATCGAACCGATCCCTGGCTGAGGACCCCGTGAAGAGCGAGACCACTTGGTTAGCGGCGAAGTGCAACTCTCCCTTGACGAGGAGGACGTTCCCTTCGCTACCTCCGTAGACAGTGGCCGTTGCGGCGCTCCCTACGGGGATCTCGATGTCACACCCAGCGACGACCCCGTACCGGGACGAGCCCAGCAGGAGGAAGTCAACAGCATCGGGCGCCGAGATGCCGTAGTTACCGGCGGTCTCCCCTGCGTTCTTGATGAGGAACCCCGGCCGGTTGGCCATCTCGACGCCCTTTCGCTATCTGGCTGATATCGGGTATCAGCATACCTGGCGCCAGGGCGCCGGGCGACTACTGATCCGAGGTGGCGGGCTCTTCCGCCTGGGCCTTCTCGTCTTCGGCGTCGGCAGCGGCCTGCTCCTTGGCGAGCTGGGCCTCGAAGCTGCTGTTGGCCTGATCCACGACCTCCTGCGGCGGCTGGTTGCCGTCACGGTCCTGGGTCGGGTTCGGCGCCGTCATCTCGATCGGGGCGGTGCCTGGGAGCGGCGTTGCCTCGGGGATGCGGCCGTCCACGAGGTCAGTGCGCTGGAACTTGCGCAGAGCTTCCTCGTTCATGCCGAGCACCTCGTCGGGGGAGAACCCGGCGTCAGTCAGCCGAGCCATGGTGTCGGTGTCCCGGAGTACCTGAAAGAGCAGGCTCTGCTCCTGCGCAACCTCGGCGCCCTGGACCTTCTCGTCGGCGGTGGGCTCCAGGCTGGCGTCGAGCTGCACGTCCTCGCCTGCGGCATCGGTGCGGGTCTCGTCGGCCGTGTCGGGCTGGCTGGTCTTGCTCATGTCAGTGACTCCTTCAAGTCGTTGGGGACTAGGAGACCGTGACGGTGACCGTGCTGGTCTTCACCGAGCCCTGGGCATCGGTTGCGGTCAGCACGATCGTCTTGGCCCCCGTCGTCGCATAGGTGTGGTTGACCGACAGCGACAGGGTGGCGGTACCCGTGAAGTTGCCAGTCGAGACAGCCCCGCCGTCACCCCAATCAATGGAGTAGGCCGTGGTGCCACCTTCGGGGTTGGAGCCCGTCCAGGCGAACGCCTTGGAGACGGTGGCCGTGGCGACCTGTGCCGAGCCCCCGGTGGGGGTCAGCGTGGGCGCCTCATCGAGGACCTGTACGACGGGGATGAGGGACATGATGGAGATCCTCCTTGGATCAGTGCCAGAGCTTGCCGATGGAGTCAAGCTCCGCAGCAACATCGAGTGGGACACGGTACATGTGGCCCTGCTGGAACGAGTAGATGCGGGGCGGGCGCCCGCCGGACGTGATGGACATGTTCTCGATGTCCTCGTTCACCCGGATGTCCATGGTGCGGGCACCGACGGGGATGGCCGTCGGCGTCACGGAGTCCACGGTGACCTCACGGGTCACGAAGCCCATGTTCTCCGCCACGCTGCCATTGGCGCTCTGGGGCTGGGGCTCGTTCGGGTTGCCGACCTGGGCCGGAGGTGCGACCTGCGGCTGCGGGAAGGAGCCGTTGTTCAGGGTCGGCCCTTCGCTGTACTGCTGGCTGGCACCGGCCTGCGGAGCGTACTGCGCCGACTGCTGCGGCACGTACGGGGCCTGCGGCGCCGGAGCCTGCGCCATGGGGGCGGGCTCCTGGGGCGGCATGGCGGCGGGCTCCTGGACCTGGGCGATCTCGGCGGCCATGACGGCGGCCGGGGCCTCCTCGGTGGTGACCTCGCCCGTGGGGAGCGGGGCGGCCTGCTGGGACGGGGGCTCGGTCGTGACTTCGGCGGCGGGGGCCTTGGGGGTCTTGGTAGTTGCCATGATGTGGTTGCTCCAAACGGTTATGGGAATGAGTGTCTCACTGGCGAAGGGGAGAGGCCGAAGCCCCTCCCCGTGCCAGTAGCAGCAGTCTCCGAAGAGAACCGACTCAGTTGGTGCGGATCTTGACGACCGCCGAGTCGGTGATGAGGCCGAAGCCCCAGATGGCGTACCAGGCCAGGGCGTGCTCACGACCGAAGTCGAGGACACCACCGTCACGCAGCTCCACCGGGAGGCTGATGGCGTGGCCGAACGAGTTGTCCCCGAGCATGAGAGCTTCGAGCACGTTGTCCGACGTACCGGCCGAGACCGACGGGTAGTCGCCGACCCACGCCTGGTCCCACCCGGGCTGTGCGACGGCCGTCGGGGCGTACCCGGCGTCCATGGCCACGTCGGCCGCAGCCGAACCCTGGATGGTGAGCGGACCCTCGTAGGGGTTCGCCGAGCCGATGCCGCCGGTCGAGGCGTCGCCGGGACGCCAGTCGAGGGCGCCGCCACCCGAGTAGGTCTCGTTGTAGTACGCCGAGAGGTTCGTGAGGATCGTGTTGGGCTCGCCCGAACCACGCAGCGGGTGACCGATCTGGGTGGTCTCGATGAACACCGTGTCGTAGAGACGGCCGATCTCACCGAGCATGAAGTTGCCGGGTGCGGCGTACTTCGTGACCTCGATGAACTCCGGGGTGTCCCGGATCTGGCGGCTCTGCGCCGGGTGGATGAAGCAGATGTACGTGTCGCCCAGGCGGGGGATGTTCTTGCTCGCCAGGGTGTACGTGGCATCCTTCACCGCCGCCGGGGTGAACTTGAACGCCCGGTTGGCGGCAACGATGGTCGTCGCATCGCCCTGGATGCCGGGGTTGTAGATGCCCCGACCCGTGGTGATGCTGGCGGGCTCTTCGTAGCCGTACACGACGGACGACGCCGACTGGATGGTGCTGCGAGCCTCCAGGTCCATGTAGGTCGCCATCGAGCGCCCGAGGAGGCGGCTGGAGCTGGCCAGCACGTCATCGAACGAGGCGTTGAGGAGCAGCTCCGACATGGCGATGCCCTGGCCCTGCTCGGCCACGGTGATGCGGTACTGCTGCGCCGTGATGGCGAGCGTCTGCATGCGGATGCCCTCGACCAGCGGACCCGAGGGGATCGGCAGGTTGTTGTAGCGCATGAAGTTGACCGTGAGGCCGGGCATGACACCCAGCTCGGTCTTCTTCACGGCGAACTGCTCGAAGCGCAGCACGGGCATGGCCTGGAAGAGGATCTCCTTCGACCAGATGGTCTGGATCGCCGGGGTGAGGGCCGTCGAACCGGAGACCGCCGACTGGCCGTAGCCGGTGACGTTGCCGGTTGCGCCGGTCGCCGGGTTCATGAGCCCGTAGGCCGAACCCGTGACGCCGGTGGCGAGACGGTTGGTGCCGGTGATGCCGCCACCGTTGGGGAGCTGGAATGCCATGGGATGTCCCTCCTAAGGACTGGAATTGGGGATTGGTGCAGTCCTACGGACTACTGGCCGCCCGAGTAGAACTGCTGAGTGGCGGCGGCGTGCAGGCGATCCCGATTGGCCCGGAACTCTTCCATCGACATGTTCCGGATGGTTCCGGGGTCGAGGGTCTGAGTGGCGGGTCCTTGCTCCAATGGCCCGACGGGGAAGGCGCCGCTGGACGACACCCCCCTCATCTCGCTCAACGGTACCTGCTGGGGCACCGCCGAGGCGATCTGTGGTACGCCCGGGACGGGCTGAGCGCCCATCACGGACTGGAAGCCGCCGACGATGGCGGCCGTCCGGTTGATCATCTCCTGGAAGGATGCGTCGATCTCTTCCTTGGTGTTGCCGGTGATGAAGTCACGCAGCTCGGGCATGACGTGCTCACCCATCTCGATGAGCAGGCGGTCACGGTACCCATCGAGCTGGGCGACCTCCTGCTCCTTGAGGCGGATGGCCTCGCCGACGGCGATCTTGTTCTCCAGCTCCTGCACCTTGGCGGCGCTCTCCTGGCGCACACGCTCGATGAGCTGGGTGGCGTCGAGGCCACGCTCCTCTTCGAGGCGCTGGCGCTCACGCTCGGCGTCCTCGGCGGCCTTCTCGGCGGCGAGGCGGGCCTGACGCTCCTGCTCGAACGTGGCCAGGGTGGCCTCGGCCTGCGTGATGCGGTCGTAGAGCTTGTCCTTCTCCTCGGTACGAGCCTGGCCGAGCATCTGCTGCACGACCTCGATCGGGAGAACCTGCGGGGCCTGGCCCGGCGCCTGGACGAGCTGCACCGGGGGGAGCTGCTGGCCGACGACCGGCTGAACGTCACCCACGAAGCGGGGCTGCGGGGGAGTCACACCGGGGCCGAACTCGCCGACCTGGGGAAGTGCCTGGACCGGAACGGTCTGCTGCGGAACGGGCGGCGCCTGCACAGCAACGGGCTGACCCGTCACGGGGTCGATGGCGTACTGCACAGCGGGGTTCTGGGTGAAGCTCATGTAAGTGTGTCCTTCTACGTGACCTGATATGGGTATCTGCTCTGGTATGTATAGCAGACCCGATAGGCCATATGGAACAGGCTCCTGGAGAAATCCAGGGAGACCCTACTCTCCAGGATTCTCGTTGAAGTCGGCTCGTTCCGGCGGCGATGGCTGGAAGGCGATCTGCATGATCTCCTGAGCAAGCACCGGGTCCACCGAGGGAACCATGCCGGTGGGGTTGCCGTTGGCGTCCGGCGGCCCGTCCATTCCCGGGATCACCAGCGGCTGCCCGTCGGGTGTCATACCCGTGGCCTGCATGATGAACTGGTTGGCGCCTGCCTGGATGAGCTGGAGGGCAGCGGCCCGCTTCACTTCCTCGATCTGCTCCTCGTAGACCTCCTGGAGCTTCTGATCGGGGAACTTCTCGCCGAGCGCACGCATGCCGCCGACCTTGCTCTGGAGCCCGACCGCCATGAGTGCCTGCTGCTCGTTGAGGATGAGCAACTTGTCCATCGGCAGCGGGTCGATCCACTCGACGCTGGTCTGGTACGTCATCGGGTCTTCGGGGCTGAGCGCCGGGTACTGGTCCGGGCCGAGCTGGATCGCCGAGACCATGGGGTTGTACTGGAGCCACTCGGGCTCGTACACGGCGGCGTACCGGATGATGAGGGCGTTCACGTCCTTCAGCAGCTTGGTGTAGGTCACCAGCTTGAGCTGCCGCTTCTGGATCATGGAGAGGTACACCATCGACAGGGCGGCGCCGGAGGTGTTGGTGATGGGCTGGGCCTGGCCGAGCGCACCCGAGGGAACGCCGGTCATCTCGTGCATGGCCTGCTTCAGCAACTCCAGGAACCCGAGCGGAGCAGCGAGGTTGTTCTCCAGCTGGAGGTTGGTGACCTTGGCTCCGGCGTTCGGGATCGACCAGACCTTGCGGGGACCCTTCTCCAGGTTCTGCGCCTTGGCGCCCGTGATGACGGTGACCGGAGCGGAGTGGTAGTTGAGGATGTCACTGATCTCAGTGGCCTTCTCGTTGTACTCCCGGTTGAGGGAGATGAGGTCCTCGATGTCGGAGGTGCCCCACGGGGAGCTGGCCACCCGCTGGTTCGGGCAGAAGGCGACGGGGATCAGACCGAGGGGGTTGGCCCGCTCGTCAATCAGCTCGTCATCGACGTACTCCCTGATGATCTCGTCGGTGATCACCTCGACGTAGGTGTGCATCGTGCGGGCGCCGTCGGCGGCCTGGCCCCAGAACTTGTACTTCAGCTTGAACTCGACCAGGCGGGTGCGGTCGTGGGGGTGGAACGTCGGGAAGCAGTAGGCCGGGTTGATCGGCAGGATTCGGATCTTGGGCGGGTGGATGACACCCACCGAGTCCTGGTACGGCGGCTCCCAGGCGACCTTCACGAAGATGTCGCCCGAGACGGTGCCGTACTGGCCGATCTCGTGGAGCAACGTGGCCTGGTCGTTGTCCTCCTGCCATACCCGCCGGAGCAGGTAGGGGATGATCGCCGACGACGCCTCCGGCGAGTGGTGATGGACACCCTTGCCGAAGTTGAAGCTGATGAGGTAGTCAGCGAAGGCCCGGACCCAATTGAAGGTCAGCTGGGCGTCGCCCATCGGGACTCGGTGAGCCCAATGGTGTCCCAGGTAGAACCTATAAAGGCCCAGTTCCTTGCGTAACGATTGAGCCGAGGGGAATGCACCTCGAACTCCTCGTCGGCAAGTTCAACTAGGCCAAGAGGACTGACAGAAATCGAAAGATCCGAACCTACCGCTCGGGCAGATCCTGGATAGAACGCAACTGACATGATGGAGTCCTACACCCCCTCTCCCACTACGACATCAGACGCCGACGCTGAGTCACTGGACATGGACGTACGAAGATACGCTACAGCACGTTCGAGGATATGGATATCGTTCTCGTCCGACATGGTGCGTCACCCTAGTCCATCTCATAGTCGGGCTTGCGAGAGCCGTAGTAGTCCCAAGCATTCTCGGTACCAATGGCCCGGGCTTGCATGTCCCACTTGGCGTAGGGGTTCCGGTGCTCGTTCTCCTGGGCGTCCTGCTCGGCGTACTTCACCTTGGCGCTCTGGGCCGCCACCTTGTCCAGATTCTGTGGCGTGATCTGCCGAACCTGGGCGAAGAGCTGGCCGCTGAGCACGTCGGCGGTCATGCGGTGGTTGCCGTCGATGAGCGTCGGTGGGTGCAGCTCGGCAAGGCCATGCTGGGCCTGGTCGGGGAACTCCTGCCAGACCACCGGCACGTCTCGACCGAGCTGCCGGGGAATGCGAGGTGTGGAGCCCAGCGAGCGGTCGCCCATGAGGGAGTTGACACGCTGGGCCGAGACACGCTCTTGCACGGTGTTGATCGCCGGGTAGTCTTCATTGCTGCTCTGGATCGGGATCTCCACGAGGTCACCCTTGTTGCGGGCACTACGTGTGGAGCCCCAATAACTGGCCTCTTGGGGGATGCCTGCGTGCGGCCCCCAGACGTTCCCAATGCGCCCGTCGGTCACCTCTGAGGTGCGCATCTCTCCAGCGGCGGGGAGCCCCGTCTGAGGGTGATACCCAATATCTTCGATGTCCGCCTCGTCGTAGTCGCCGGTCTTCCACGAGCCGTCGGCCATACGCTCCAGCGAGATGTTGCCGTCCTCGCTCCGCTGCTCGTAGGAGACCCTCGTGGAGGCCGCCCGTGAGAGGCGAGCACGAGCAGACGGTGCGCCTGCGGGATTCACCGGGGAGAACTGCGTGGCCAGGTGGCCCATGCCAGGCAGCGTCGGCTGGTCCATGGACATGTCAGAACTCCAGGGACTGCTGGCCCTCGATCTGGGCTCGGCTGATGCTTTGGGCAGCGGAGCCCTGGCTGGTAGAAGCTGTGCGGGACCTGGGGGTGTACTCCGGGTCCTTGCCCGCAACACGCCGGGCTTCGGTCCAAGCGACTTCCTGCATCCCCACGGAGGGCATGTTCGAGTTGCCTGAAGAATCCACACTTCCGGTAGCCAGGCCGATCCTCTCGGCAGCCCGGATGGTTGCATCGTTGTTGAAGGCGTGAACCATGGTCGAGGGCTTGACCGCACCGCTGGGGTGGGCAGAGACTCCCTGCTCGTCCTTCTTCCCGATCTCCATGGTCATCTTGTCAGAGCCGATGGTCTTTCCCAGGTTGGTGCGGCCCCCCCGGCCGACCGAGGTAGCGAAATCCTGACCCATGGTGATACTGTGCATCCACGAGTCCTCAGCTGTGTTGCCCCGCGGGTTGAGAATGCCCTCGGTGGAGTCAGCCATCCCGTTCAGATCGAGCCGAATTTGGCCCATCATCTCGTGCCCGGTGAGGGTTCGGGTGATGTGGTGCATGCGGTCGGAGTACTCACGATGCACGTCGGATCCGGGGACCGCATTCTGGATGGCGGCCTCATACGAGTGGACCTTCGGCTCCGTGAGTGGCTTGATGGGGTTGGACGGGTTGTCGGCTGACATATGGGCCATAGCCCGCCTACCGTTGCGGTCGGGGCCGGATCGCCGGAGCCCCCGGTCCACATCCTCACCACGCTCTCCGTTCACGTGGCGCATGGTGGCGTCAATAGCCGCCTTCTCGTTGTCCGGAGAATTGAGCGGACTCATCACGGCAGAGCCGGTGATGGCCTGCCGGGTGGGGAAACCGTGCTCGGCGGCACTGGCGGCGATGTCAGCATGGTGGTCGAAGTACCACCCACTGCCGCTGGCCACACCCTCTTCAGCGGAGCGCTGGATGCCTGCGACGAAATGCCCCACACGGCGGTCAACTGCCGTCTGGAGGGTGACATTCACGTTCTTGACGTGCGGTTGCAGTTCCCGCAGGTTGTTGGCCTGGCGCCCGGCCTTACGGGCAGAGTCACTGTCGGAAGCAGCCGCTGCGGCGTCGAGCTGTTCGATACGGCCAGCGAGAGCATCTTTGGCCCGACCCGCCTGCTTCATCTTGCCCTTGATGATGCGCTGGCCCGTGGCGTCGAAATCCCCCATCTGCATGGCACGGCCCTCGGGGACATCAGTACTGCGCTTCTGCTTGGCCATGTCATACCCTCCGGAGATGTGGTGCGTTGGTGTTCTGCTGCCAGCCACGGGCGATCGCCTGGTGGCGGCGGCGCTCCATGATCCCGGCGGCCTTGGGAGCGAACGCCGGAGGGAGCTGGTGGGAGCCGAGGTACTTCATCTGGGCCGACTTCACGGCCTCCGGCGCCACCTGGGGGAGGTTCATCCCGAGGCTGACTCCGGCGGGGGCGAGCGCCACCGGCTTGGGCCTGGCAGGCCGCCCGGCAGCCCCCGACTGGCTGAGCGCCGCCATGGGGTTGCCCCCGAGCTGCGTCACCGATGGCATGGGGATCTGTCCGGGGAGAGCCATTACGGCCTGCCTAAACGGTACAGCGCAGCGTTGCCGTGCTCGTCGTCGATGTCGAACCGGCTCTCCTCGGAGATCTCCCCAGGCTCAGGCGCCGCAGCCTCCATGCGCTCCCGCTTGGCTGCGGCCGAGCCAGGATGAGGCGGCTGCCTGGACGAGTCGAACCGGGAGTCGCTGCCCCCGGCTCCCATCAGCCGACCCGAGCTGCGTTGTTGCGAACGAGACGGGCTTCGGAGCCCTGGACCCGCTCGAACGTGGGGTGGTCGCTCTGGGCGCCCTGGACGAACTCGCCAAGGGCGACGGGGGCCTCGATCCACGAAGCCGAGCCGACGTGTGCCCGCTCACGGGTCGTCTCCTCGGGGGTCTTGATCGTGGTCACCGGGCCGGTCGAGGTGTCGCCGTAGGCGCCCTGGGCAAAGCCGGAAGGAATGTCGGTGTCGGTGGCAACGCCCTCCTCGAAGCGGAGAGGCCCCTTGTTGCCGGGCGGGTTGGCGGCGACGGCCGACTCGTAGCCGGTCTCGGGTGCGTAGGACATGGTGGGCTCCTTGCGGACGGTGATGCCTGGTCAGTATTGCATATGGATATGGGAGAGGGAAGCTACCGGAGGAACTTCGCCCTGAGCCACGTCTGCCGTTCCGCTAACGATGCGGTCTCAGGGTCCCGCCCGAACTGAAGCTGCTGGAAGTTTCCTCGATGCACAGTGTCTATCCCGCCGTGCTCCACCCGAGTGTCGGCATAGGTTCGAGAGGCTCCGCTGAAGTCCCGCATGTCGTCCCGAGCGGGGCCGTCAGGGTCGGCGTATCCCTCCCACTGTGCCTGGCTGAACCGTGAGTATGCCCCGCCAGGATCGGCGACGGCCGGAGGCTGGTAGCTCGGGTGCGGACGATGGTGTACATCAGCGAAGGCGTCGGCGAAGCCCTCTACCTTGGCCATGGCGTCGGCGGTCTTGCGGTGCGATCCGAGCTGCGTCAAGGCGGCGCCACTACGCACACCGGGTTCGCTGCTGGTATCCAGTCCTCCGGTGCGGCTGATGGCGTCCATATTCGAGATGCCCTGGGCGTGCCAATCCTGCTGGTGACCCAGCTCATGGATGACCGTGCTGTCCTCTACAAAGTCAGGACGAACCACGATGTTTCCGCCCATCGGGGAGTACGACCCAGCACTGCCGGGGTTGGCAGGCTGTCCGACGTTGATCTGCGTGCCCGAAGCAGAGAGGGTGCCTGGTCGATGGCGCATCAACGTGCTCATGGGAACCGTCGAGCGAGCGATGTTCTCGTGGACCTGCTGACGGGTCATGTCGGTGGCAACAGCCTCACGGTAGCCCCGGTTGCTCTGCCCATCGGGGTTCTCGCCCCTCACCTCGGCGCCTGTGTAGATACCACTGAGGGCGGCGTCCGTCCGGGGGTTGTCCACGCCGTTGACCTGCACGTCCACAGCACTACGCACATCGTTGAGCCGGTTGGGGCTGAAGCCTTTGTGGCCCACCTCGTCGCCGGTGCGGTTGGCCGCATTGAGGCGCCGGTTCGAGAACAGCGTGCCCTGCTGGCCGTGGCCGCCGGGGCCGGGCTCGTTCGGCTTGAACTGCGGGCCACCGAAGTCGGCGAGATTCACCATCAGAAGAGCGTCTCCTTCTGAGGCGTGCGTGCGGGGCGTGTGGCAGGAGCGTTGGCTCCTGCGAGGAACGTCGGTGGCAGCGGCACCTCAGGGCGTGCTGTTTCAGCCTCACGACCGCCTAGGTCTCCCCGCATGGACATGTTACGCACATCCAGGGAATCCTTGGCCCAGGAGTCTCGCCGGTCTTTCATGGCGCCCGGCACGGAGGACTCGTCGTCGTTGAAGAATGAAGGAGCTGCGTGGTCGATGCCCATGTGACCCAGCATTCCGGCGCTGTCAGGAGAGAGGGTGTCACTTGGTGTTACTGCCCCCAGCCGGTTGGCCACTACGTTGACGAGCCCCCGGGCCAGCCCCTGCCCCTGGTGATCGGGGTGGACGGCCAACATGTCAGCACCACCGGGGAGGGACTGGAACATCTCGCCCTGCCTCTGCTCACGCCGCCCATAGCCGGGCACCATGGGGCCGAGGCTGACCGGCCCGTTGTCGTAGGCACCCCCGAGGGCGGTGGACTCCACATGCGCTGCCGGGTGCAGGGACCCGTGCATCAGGAGGCGCTCGGGGGTGCCGGAGAGCGTGCCGACGATCTTGCCGGTGCTCGGGTCCTTGGCGTGGGCACGCATGGCTCCACCCTCATACGTGGACTCGAACTGATAGTCACCCTGTTGACGAATAGCCATCAGAACAACGTCTCCTTCTGAGGGGCGACACGAGATGGCCGAGAAGCGGGGGCGGTTGAGCCCGCCAGGAAGCTCGGGGGAGTATGGGCGGCAACGGTATCATCCCGCAGGGTGTCACCCTCGCCAGAATCCGCCACTACACCGGGCCAGTTGCCCTCCAACTTGCGCTCCCTATCCCAGAGGAGCTGCTCCCCCCAGGAATCTCGGCGGGCCTTGTCCTTCATCACCGACGCCTCGGCATGAGGGATGCCCATATGCCCGAGGAGCCCGGCGCTATCGGGAGTCAGGTCGGTACTTGGCCGAGCGGTGCCCACTCGGTTAAGAGCCACGTTCATCATGCCTCGCCCGAGACCCTGGCCTTGGTGCTGAGGTGACACAGCGAGCATGTCGAGCTGGCCGGGCGTGGTGCGGAGCAACTCCCCCTGAGGTCCGTGCTGGTACGCAGCATGCGTCTCGAACTTCCCTCCCCACACGTTCGGAGTGTGCTTCTGGGGGGTGGCCTGCAACGTGCCCACCAAGTCGCCCTCGTGGAAGGCGCTCACGTTGGTGTCACCTTCACTATCTCGGGAGGTAGCGAACTGGTAGTCCCCACGCTTGCGGATGCTCATCAGGCGATGATACCCCCTATCGGCGTGCAAACCAAGGAGCTTCGCTCTCCTCGACCGTCTCCACCGTGTCGTTGAGGCTCATGGCGCAGGCGATGGCGAGGGAGTCCACGTAGTCGTCGTGGACGTTGCGGTTGCCCTCGGGGGCCTGCACCATCATGAACTGGCTCTTCATCACCTTCTCGGCATCCGACATCTGCTGGCGGAAGTTCTTCCACACCCGCATCCGCCTGGCCTTGCTGTGGCCGGGGTAGGTGATATACCTACGCTGGAGCAGCTGGATGAGGTGCTTCCAGCGCTCGCTCTGGTTCTTCAGGTCGGAGTCCACGCCGATGACCTCGCAGCGGTGCCCGAGCATGCGCTCCAGGCGCTCGACCACGGGCGAGCCCATGCCCTGCTTGTCCACGCCGACGTAGGCCAGCTTGTAGGGCGCCAGGAACTCGGTGATCTCGAAGTACTGGTTCTCCCAATCGGTGTCGTTGATCTCCAGCCAGTTGAGGACCCGGTGCTCCCGGTAGCCCGCAGCGTCGGGGTTGTCCCAATCGACCCAGCAGACGGTGACCACCGTGGCGTCCTTCACCCGGGCCACGTCGATCCCCGCCACGCAGGCCGAGGATGTCCATCCCTTGATGATCTCCATCCTCTTGTCGGCGAGGTCGTCCAGGTCATCGTCGGCGATGAGCATGCCTCGTTCGAGCTGCCACTTCACGGCGAAGCTCATCTGGAACTCGTCGGAGTCCTCGCCGATGCGGAGCTTCTCCTTCTTGATGAACTTGGAGTAGTTGGGGTTGTACTTCTCGACCGTCTTGTAGTCGTACTCGAAGTGGTTCTCCTTCTGACCACGCCGACCGGCGGCCATGAGGCGCTTGTTGCTCATGATCGCCTTGTAGAACCCGCCCTTGACGAAGCTCGGGGTGCCGATCTTCACCATGGTGCCCGCCGTCGAGGCGAGCATCGGGGCGATCGACTTGTCCATCATCGTCTCGTCGGCCTCCTGGGCCTCGTCAATGATGCAGATGTGGTAGCTGGAGCCCTCGATCTTGGCCCGGGAGTTGCAGGTCTGGCGCCGGGCGAAGGAACCGTTCTTCAGCTTCAGGAGCTTCGACTTGACGCTGGCCTTCTCGTCAATCTCGGGGTCGTTGAGGAAGGCGACGGCGTGCGGGCTCGTGAGCTTGTCGGCGACCCGGTTGTAGATGATGTCGGCCTGGCCGTCGGTGGGGGCGAAGAGGCCGATCCACACGCCCTTCTTGAACTTCTCCAGGATCTTGAACGTCTTGGCCAGCTGGGGGAACAGCACGGCGACGCCAGCGATGACCATGGCGAGTGTCTCACTCTTGCCCGACTGGCGGCACCAGAGGGCCGTGATCTCGTCGGCGTCGCCCAGGATGAGTGACTCCACGATCCGGTAGGCGAGGCCGTACTGGTAGGGGTGGAGTTGTACATCGCAGAGGGCCTCGCAGAACACGATGGTCCGGCGCACGAGGTCGTCCACGAACTTGGCGCTCTCCTCGTCCAGCTCCGGCACCTCGGGGATGTCGTCGTCGGTGAGGAAGTCATCGTCCGGCGCATGGTCGGCGTCGTACATGCGCAGCGCATCGGGGTCGCCGAGGTCGATCGCCTGGTCCGGGTCCATGACGTAGGTCATACCGTCGGAGCATAGCGGTATCGGGCAGCGATGCCCAGGGTCACTGGCCGGGGCCGACTACCACAGTCGTGTCGAAACGAAGGACACACTCCGTGGCATTCGCGGTTCCGGCCCCGACCAGTGGCACGGGAGGAGGGACTCGAACCCCCAACATTCGCCTCCAGAGGGCGACGCTCTACCAATTGAGCTACTCCCGAATGGCAAACGCCGACGGCTACCAGCCCCATCCCCCAAGGAAAGAGCTGGTCGCCGTCGGCGCTCGTACTCAGCCGTCGTGCAGCGGGATGCTGTTGACGGTGCCACGCCAGATGTCGCCCTGCTTGAGGCCGACCCAGCTGAGGCTCGTGCAGTTGGCGATCGTCACGCCGAGGGACGCTTGGGCGTGCTGCATGGTCGCCGTGATGGCGTCCTCAGCCTCCCGAAGCGTGTCGGCGGGGATCTTGAGATCCATGACCACCTCGTCGTTGACGGTGACCAGGACCTCGTAACGGCACAGCGGGGCCAGGAAGTCCAGCTCCAGCTGCTCGTAGGTGGGGGTCATCGTTTCCATGGTGACATACTACCCGGAAAGGGGATGTATATACAAGTCAATTTCTCGACAGGATGGCATCCATGGCTAGGAGTGCCTCTTCGGCCTTCCCCCGGGACT